AACCATCGTCTTTATATGTGTAAAATAAATTTTCATAGTTTCGATCCAAAGCTGGTTGTATTGCGGCCCATCCGATGTTTGCATTTTCAATTGCTAGCAACGCATTGTTCCATTCTGTAGCTACGGTTACCAACATGTTTCCAAAATCTTTGGGAGGTAACTTGCCTCGATATTCTGCAACTTGTGATACCGATTCTACATCCATAACGTGGAATGTCGACCAGTCAGCTCCATCTCCACGAGCAACGTCAGCTACAACTATATAATTTTTAGAATAATCAGGATACTCCCATACCCAATATCCGTTGTCAAATCCTCGCTTTTCAACAGGCTCACAGCATTTTTCTTCATATTCTAAAAGTATGCGACCATCAACAACAGTGTGTCCAGAACTTATAAAGTCACAATCACATTCTTGTGCTGCACCTCTTTCTCCTAGGAGTTGTGTTTGTTCTTGTCTCCATTCATTGTCTCGTTCAGGATGCACCGTCCAATGCAGTTTAATGTTGTGCCATTGTGTCTGTGCATTTGTTTCTCCATCCACCCAAGTTTTATGAAACCAGTTACCCACGCCATTAGGAGTAGATAAAACTATTGCACCTCCACCCGTTGATAGTGTTGCTTGTGATGCTATCCATATTTCTTCAATGTTCCGAATAAATGCTGCCTCATCTATTATTAACAGTGATAAGGCTTCTGAACGTGCTCCTGTCGTGGCAGATGATACTGCTTTGATTTGAGAACCATTTTTAAATTTTAAAGAAAGCTTGTTGTCTGCTTCTATAGTACCTTTCAGCCAACTCGGCAAGTTGTCATGCATCACACGAACTTTGGTTACTAGGTTTTTTGCTACTTCTTGTGTGGTTGCAATAACTAACACGTTGAAGTCTTCGTTAAACAACATGCTCCACAAAGCAAATCCAGCACTAAGAGTTGATATACCTAACTGTCTGGACTTTAATATAACACTGTATCGGTTGTCTCTGAGTTGTGTCAATGAATCTTCTTGAAAATCATACAAGTTAAATTTTATTTTACCTCGCTTAGGATGTTGAATATAACAATACTGTTTCATGAAGAACACCGGATCTGCGGCGCACATGGAGTATTGTTGTTGTATGATTTGCTTTATATTCTGTGACATTATTGTACTACTTCTACTATTAATTTACCAGTTAGAACGGTTGTTAGTATGCCGGCACTAAACCAAATGATTTTATTGTCATACCATTTAGGTTCAAGTCGTTTTTGTTTTTTAACATATAAATCAATATTCGTTTCTAACAATTCGATTTGTTGTTCATTGTATCGAAGCTGTAAAGAATCAAGTCGCATCACTTCATCTTGCTTTGCAATAATTTGTTTTTGTTGTGAAATAATTTGTTGATTGATTGAATCTTGATAATATAATTCATCAAGTGTTTCTGATATATCATGCACTTGTTGTTCTGTGAAACAAGTATCTGGTGGTATCGTTTGCGTGAAAGCAAATACAGGAAATAATATGATTATCAGTGTTTTCATTTCTTTTTTCTTCGACGACTCGTTTTGTTAACAATGTTCTTTTTAGCGTCACTTGTAGATTTTTTTGGTCTTCCTGGACGTTTCTTTTTAGTTTCAGTTTTTTTAACTTCTTTTTTCAAATCGTCAAGTTCTTTTTTAACTTCTCGTTTTTGACGTTTAACTTCTTGTGTTCGACCTTTTATGCGTTCAATTGACTTTTCATTGTCATCAATTTTTTCTTGTATCTTATCTACAGACTTTTTTCTGAATAACGAGCCGAACGCTGAAATAAGTGCGATTAATCCTACGACTCCGGCTACAATCCACATCCAATAAAATTTAATCTTGTTCCAAATTTTCATCGCTATCTTCTTCATTTTCAATTCCTTTTACGTTTTTATTTAATTTAGCTAAAAAGTCTTTTTTGTATTCATCAAAACCTTTTTGCACTTTTTCATCAAACTCTTCCGGAGTCATTCTTGCTGTGTATGATTGAGTATCTCCGTCACTGTTAATAACTAATTTTGCTGCTTTAGTATATGCTTCTCGTAACATATCAACATCTTGTTCTGCCTTTTTTAACCATGACAAAGCATTAGCTTCAATTTTTTCTCGAGCATAAGCATCAAATTTGCCTTCTGATTTTAATTCATGCTCCATGTCAATAACACAGTCTAAACACATACCGTGTATTGCTCGCATCTTAACGTTCAAATGATATGAAGGATCGCAAGTGCATGTTTCTTTAGGGCATTTTGGAAATGATCTTAATTCTTGACGAACTTGTGAAAGTATGTCTGAAGCTTGTGTTTTTTTACTGCGAAAGCCGTTGTGTTGTTCATATATCCAAACAGTGCCGTTAGCATCTGTTTCTTCCCATATGTCTCCTACTTCGTGGCGCTCGAATTTTTTACTGCCTCCAGCTCCAAAGCTTTTTTTGTTTTGAGTTCTATGGGTTCCGGCAATCATTTCTTTGATTGCTCTGATGTTTTGTAACTTGTTTTTTGCCATAATGTTTATGTGTTTTCTGTATAATCGTCTGACGTTGAAGGTGTTATTGATTTTAAATTAGTACCTCCATTTCTTGCTGCTCCTAAAAATGCACTTAAAAATTCTTTATTTTTTGCTGTAGATTTACCTTTTAATAAGTTTAATAATGTTTGTGCCATTTTACTTCCAGCTTCTTGTGGTGTTGAATTTTTAAAATATTTATTAAAATCTGTTTCAAACTTTTTACTAGTATTATCTAAATTTGTTTCTGTCGAATCAATTGTTGCTGGTTCTGAAGCTTCTTCTCCTGAATCATCGGATGTCATATCTGGGGTTGGGGAGGGACTAGGTGATGGAGTACTACCTCCGCCGCCTCCGCCTCCAATTGGTGCACCTCCACCCATACCAGCTCCAGTATCTGTTCCTGTATCTGTACCCGTACCAGCATCTGTACCAGCATCTGTACCTGTATCTGTACCTGTATCTGTACCTGTATCTGTACCTGTACCTGTATCTGTACCTGTATCTGTACCTGGGTCGGCAGTTGTAGGTGGTGTTTCTGGAGCAGCTTCTGCGTCGTCTTGTTCCATTACATAATTTTCTCGTAATACTTTAGCAATTTTATTTCTTACGTATTGACGAAGTATTTGTTCTTTTTGGTTATCATCTAGTTTTTTAACAGATTCTTTAATATCATAGACTCCTTTTTCCATTGCTTCCAAATATCCTTCAGTATCTTCAATTTGAAGTTTTTCAAATACTTTGCGAGCATGTTCTGGAGAATAGTCACCTTCTTCTACTTTTTTATATAAACGTTCTTTGATTTTTGGCACCATGTTTTCTATATCATCAATTACTTCTCCGTTAATGTTTCTAGGAACTAGTTTTTGAGGTCCTTTAACTAATTCCGGTACCATACCGTGAGCTTCGTCTCCGGTGTAGTCTTTAAGATCTTTTCTTGCTTCAATCTTTTGCGATTTTGCCATGTCTTTAGCTTCTTTATACTTGCTTTTATGTTTTTCTGCCATTGTTTTATCCGTTTATTTATAATAAATATTACCTTGCGTATTTTAACACTCCTAGTATCTGATTAACTGGTGCAAATGATCCTGTTAACTTGTAAGTGTTGCCTCCATATGTAAACACAATACCTTCAATTGGTACTATACTATCAAAGCCTCCAATTCTTTCTATGCGTTTTAATTGGATTTCTAATTTTTGCAATGTAGCAGGATCATTGTTAGTTTGAAGATCTTTAATTAATGCCGTTAAGTCTTGTTTAATTTCTTGCACTGCTTTATCAGGATTTGCTGCTAAATAGTTTTTAATGTTTTTCAACACTACTGCGCCAAGTCTTAAAAATATAGTTTCAAATGGTTCTATATTTTGTTTTTGATAAGCTTTGAAATCTTTTTTATCAAATGCAGATACCCACTGTGCAAATTGTTCATTGTCAATCATTTTTACTACGTTGTTGATTCTAGTAGATTTATCATTGAATGCCCAACGATTAGTTAGTATTTCTAATACATCTTCTGGTATAGCGTAATCCATTTGTTGAGCTTGTTGTTTGATGACGTCTTTCCACCATGCTCTATGATATTCAGATACTTGATCTGTTTCTTTTAATCCAAACTGATTTTTCAAACTGTCTATCTCTGCAAAAAATGCTGCTTGTCGATCTTCAAAATCTTCTACTCGTCCTAATTTTAATTTGTTAGGAGGTATAAATGAAAATGTGTTTTGCAGGTGTGCATTTGCATCTTGAATAATTTTTTGAAGCATAGTGCCTCCAGTTACATCAGTTTCTACAACACGTCCTTTTTCATCATATTCTACTAAGTTATGAAACTGTAAAACTGCTTGTTCATAAGCAATAACGTTTTTAGTAGCAGGATAAATAATTTCCATATTTGCAAACACGCGGCCGTTTTTGAAAATTCTTTTCATTGTGCCTGGGTTTGCTTTTTCTAATTTATTCATTGCATTTGTTAAATCTTCTGCTGTTGCACGAAATGCATCTACTACTTGTTTGTATCCTTCTGCTCCTTCTACTCCGTTAGCATCAACTTGTTTTTGATATTTGTCTTCAAACTCCGCAATTAATTGTTCTGGAGTTATAGGATTGATTCTAGTTTTAATACCGCGAGCAAATCCAGGTTGTCCGTCTTTCCAAGTAACTTGAATGTTTTGTCCGTCTGTCTTTTCTGTTAC